GGAAGAACTGAAAGCAGTCAAGGAGCGTCTTGAAGATATAGAAAAGATTGCCAAGGGCGCAAAGTTGTTGTGGCCGTTGGGCAATCATGACGCAAGGTTTGAGACTGCGCTGTCTAACAAAGTCTGTGAATTTGAGGGGGTAGACGGATTCCACCTCAAGGATCATTTCCCTCTGTGGACTCCCTGCTGGTCTGTGTTTGTCAACCAAGACGTCGTCATCAAGCATAGGATTCGTGGTGGTATACACGCAACCCGAAACAATACGCTGAATGCTGGTCGGTCAACCGTGACCGGACACCTGCACCAGTTAAAGGTTACTCCGTTTTCAGACTACAACGGTGTCAGATACGGGGTTGACACTGGAACGCTTGCAGACCCCTATGGGCCGCAGTTTGCTTATATGGAGGATTCCCCGGTTGACTGGCGCTCTGGGTTTGTCAGTCTGTCGTTTAAGGACGGGAAGATGTTGTACCCCCAGATCGCGCAGGTGCGATCCGAGGGTGAGGTCGAGTACAAGGGTGAAATCATCACGGTTTAGCGTTATCCGTGATGAGTCTGTCGATGTACCACTGAGCCTTTTTCAGATCTTCCACTCCGTTCTTCTGCTTCCAGCGCCACAAATACTTGATAGCGTTTGCGGTGCAAACAGCGTCTAATCCCTGTAAATCATGCGTGGCAGCAGCCAAGGCGTCTATACACTCGACAGAGCCTTGTTTGTAGTGCGATGGATTGACCGGATCAGAACGGGAGGTCATCATCTTCACCGGGGTTTCGAGCCTTTTTCGGCTCATCCTGTCGTGGCTCCATCAGGCTAGCCCAGCCGTCCCAGCCTACAGGGATAGACTCGATCTTCAGCGACATCCTGCCGTTTTTGGTTTGAATCACAGACCCGATCTTGATCCACTTGGTTTTTTCTGTTCCGTCTTTGGCTGTGTACTTATCACCAGCTGCGGTCACTTCGTATAGGACTGGCACTTGTCAAACTCCTTCTGAACATCGTTGAGAAAATTAATTACACCCTCTTCTAGCTTGTAGATCTCTTCCTGCTTAGGTTCAAACCTGACCACAAAAAGCTGAAGATGCTCAGGCAATCTGTCGTCGAAACTTACAAAATCGCACCATTTCCGTTTTGTGCAGGCTAGTTGAGCAAGCATCTGTCGCTTGTACCGTGACGGCACTTTGCCGTACAAAATATAGTCAACGTGGGTAGTGCTGTTGGGGCACTTGATCTCGACTAGACCCTCATCTCCGACAAGACCATCGGGGCTGGCACCAAACCACTTTATATCTGGATGGGTATAGAAGCCTGCCTTGTCTACGAATCCGTGTTTGGTCTCGTAAGCCATTCGTGCGACAGGCTCCAGGTCTGTTCCGCGTTGCATTGCTGCGGATGAGAATGATTCCTGCTGCTGGCCTGTCAATCGTTCTGTCACCAGTTGAATGAGGTAGTTCCGTCTTGCTGCTGTCTCTGGGCCTGCTAAAACATCATTCATACGTGATGCTGTAGCAAAGCCCAGACGGGCGGCAAACCACTCGTCTGAGCGTTGTTCCATCACGCAATCTCCAGCAACTCACCTTTTCGTTTGTCTTTGGCTGCGTCGATAGCCTTCAGAGCCTCAGCATCGCCTTGGAACGACTTGAACGCCTTGGCATAGATAACCTTCAGGTCTTCCATCGATCCAGCCTCTGAGAGCGTTTTACAGGCTCCTGCGGCATCCAGCGGTTTCATGGGCTTCTTGCTTGCAGCGTTACCGTCGTCATCTTCTGGTGCGATGCCGGTCACTGCCATAAGGCTATAGCGACGGGCGTAACTCAAAGATGAGCCGTAGCCTTGTGCGTCTTGCTTGCTTGCAGGGACGTGCAGCTTGCCTCCTGACAGTGTTTCGCCTGACTCATGGATAAGCATAGTTTCGACGATGACTCCGTTGTCGCACTCATGCGTTAGCTGAGTAAGAAAGATCCCGTTCTTGTTCAGACCGTCAATGACCGCCTCTACAACGGCGGCGAGGTCAGCGTACTTAGACCGGAAGTGTGGGTTGACGCTGGTCTTCAATGCTGGCCCGAATGCTTGTTGCGCTTTGACGAGCGCGGATGCGATGTGCTTCATTGTCTGTTCTCTCCGAAATAGGTTTCCACCCGAATTTGCGCCATGTTTGCGTTACGTCTGTGGCGGCGCTTGATACCCAGACAAAGCTGGGGTCACAGATCATAGTGCCATCGCTGCGACCAGGATGACGAAGAACATCGTTGCAGCAATGCTGAACAGCGTTCCCTCAATGATCTTCTCTTTCATCTCCTGCTCTTCTTTGTAGCGTTGCACCTCAGCTTCCCAGCGGTTCTCGTCGTTCTCTCTCATTTGTCGCTCCTCAAGAAAAATTGAATGTTGGCTTGCATGGTCAGAACGTCATCAAAGTAATCAATCCCAACTGCCTTCATGTACTCGCTGCTTTGGTGGCAATGCTCCCTGTCAAACTTCGCCATTTTGTCGAGCACTTCGTACAACTGCTCTAGAGTCTTGATCAGCATTTGCTTCCCCGTGTTGTGTTGCAATGGTTGTCATTATGCCTACGTTTTTGTGTTGTGTGTAGAAATATTTTTTTATAGGTTTTGTTGTTGTATTAGCAAAAAACTATAGGCTCTGTTTGCAACGTATCAACCCATAGTGTACCATCCGGGCAGGAGGTGTCAACATGGACAGTCAAACAGCATTGAAGGTGGCTGCAGCGTATCTCGGTGGGACTAGCAGGCTAGCGGCTCATTTGGAGTTGAGTCGGCAGGCGATCTACAAGTGGCGTGACTTTGGAATCCCTCTCAAGCGAGCACTGGAGATTGAGCGTCTGACAGAGGGTCGAGTGAAGGCTTCTGATCTATGTCCTGGAGTGTTCAATGACAAGGCATAACATCGTGTCTGTTTCTGGAGGAAAGGACAGCACGGCCTTGTTGCTGCTAGCAATAGAGCGACGAACAGAAAACCTGGAAGCCTGGTTTGCTGATACAGGTCACGAGCATCAACAGACCTACGATTACATCGACTACCTTTCAAACAAAGTCTGGCCGATCAAAGTGATCAAGGCTGATTTTTCCGCTCAGATTGCGCGGAAGCGTGAGTTTGTGGCGACCAAATGGCGCGAGCAAGGGGTGCCAGAAGATCGGGTATTGTTGGCGCTTGATACGCTTGTACCGACCGGTAATCCGTTCCTTGACCTGTGTTTGTGGAAAGGTCGCTTCCCAAGCACAAAAGTTCGATTTTGTAGCGAAGAACTTAAGCGAAACCCTATTGTGGAAGCTCAATTAGAACTGCTTGATGCTGGCAACGAAATCTGGTCTTGGCAAGGGGTTAGAGCAGATGAAAGCCTTGCAAGGCGCGATCTTCCTGAACTTGATGAAGTCGGCGATGGACTCTGGAATTATCGTCCAATCTTGAAGTGGACAGCAGAGGACTGCTTTGCAATGCATCGCAAACATGGCATCAAACACAACCCACTCTACGAGCAGGGTATGGGCCGGGTTGGGTGTATGCCATGTATCCACACTAGAAAAGATGAATTGCTTGAGATCAGCAAACGCTTTCCAGAAGAAGTTGAACGTGTAGCCAAATGGGAAAAACTGGTCCAATCGGCAAGCAAAACAGGAACCGCCACCTTGCTAAACGCTGGAATCAAAGGTCTGTCGAACGAAGAAGCAGAACAAGCCAGCAACATTTATCAGATGGTGGAATGGTCCAAGACTAGCAAGGGGCGTCGCCAGTATGATTTTTTGAGGATGGAAGAAGGCCCAGTTTGCTCATCTATTTACGGTTTGTGCGAATGACAAATTTAACGGCTAGAAGTAAGGATCTATTAACTGAACAAGGGTATAAGGTCGCTTTAGTGGAGCACTACAACGCTTTCACCAAGCGCAAGCACGACCTGTTTGGCTGTATCGATCTGTTGGCAATTGGAAACAATGAAACGGTTGCTGTGCAGGTTACTAGCAAATCCAACCTGTCAGCCAGGAAACACAAGATCGAGGATGCCGAAGCGTATCC